TCCTTTTTACGCTATTTACTTTAGATATTTCTGCAATGTTTTTAATATCCCATCTTCCATCTGTAAACGTAAATTGTCCGTATTGCTGAATTATACTATTAATAACATCATAACAACTTAACCCCTCGAAGAACTTATCTTCTATAAACGATTCGTAATAGTATGGCTTATTTAAATCTGCATCCCTTAAATCTACATTATCAACTACTGAATACCCAAAGCTATTGACGTATGGAATATTGTTAATACATTCTATTATTACATCTAATAATTTCTTTCTTGTTCCCGATGGTAAAAAAGTTATAGTTTTTAAATTTACCAATCCACATTCCGCACTTAAATTAACAGAATAAATCCCATCATTTAAATCTGAATCCGAACCTTCAAAAGGAACAATAATAGCATTGTATTGCAAAACAGTATTCTTGTAAACAACCGCTACCGCATCTCCATAATTTTGACCGGTAAAGTCCACCGCATGAAATGAAGCATTTGAAATGGCTTCAATACTGATAACTGAAGGAACAATTCCACCGAGATATTTCTCGCCAACGTCTTTATTGTACGTTCGTGTTAGTGGATTACCTCCTGCTATTAATTCTGTCGCTGTGCCTGCAAAACCTTCGACCCAAATTTCTACTTTGTAATCGTCTGCGTCAATATCTGAAAACTCAAAGAAATATTTTAATGCCTTAGCCATTTGCTCTATTTACGTTATTTAATACCCCTACTAATGTATTACCTTGAATCTCGAATTTTACGGTGTTGTTAAATCCTGATGGATTTTGGAATGGTACAATATTCCTTGCTCCTGTTGAAGTACTAACAGAAGTAGAAGAAGAACCAACAGATGAACTTGACAAAGCCATACCACCACCTTTTAACCCTATACCTAATGCTGCTAATTTGCCACCTGAAATAAGTTGAGCAGTTCCAGAACCCGGTACTGCTATATTCATTAAAATTCCTCCTACTATTAAAGGTGTAGCCATTTTAAAAAAGAAATCTCCTAATGCACTTAAAAACTGACCAAGCATCTTTTTGAAATCAAATTTTATATTTCTGTTAAAAATTGATGCTAACCCTGTTGCTAAAACATCTCCTAAGAATTGAGTTCCCATTGTCATAGCTTCATTAATTGTATAAAAATTCTTATTAACAAAACTAACTAAATCACTGCTAAATCCTGAAATTATTGGTTTTATACTTCCTTTTAATGCTTCAAATTTTGACTGCAAATTATCTGTTGACTTTTTTAAATCTTCACCAAATAATTGGTCAATTAACCCTTTGTCTTTTTTGCTTGCATCTTCTGACCTTGACATTGTAAAAGGAATAGGACTTACCGAAGTTCTTCCCAATTTTTTTAAATTAGAAAGTTCCCTTGCTTCATTTAATTCCTTGATATTTTTTTGAGTGTTTTTAATTTCTAAATTCAATAAAGCAAGTTCAAAAGTATAATCTTTTACCGCCTTTGTTTCTTCTGGCGGAACTATTGTCGGAGGTTTAGCAGCAGAGCCTGAACCACTCCCTGACATTAATTCTTTATATCTTTTTACTTTTTGTGTTAGTTCCTCCATGGCTTTGGTATTTGGAGTTATACCAACAGCTAATAATTCTCTGCTTGTATTTACATTTTGTGCAAGTTCTTTATTTAATTTAGAATATTCCTTTGCTTGATCTGCTGCACTTTTTGAAGCAAATAAAGCATCTTGCATTTCTGTGCCTAACCTTTTGCCCATTATGCCAATTCTATTGCCTCCAAAGAAAGAAAAGAAGTCTTGCCAACTTCCTGACTTTACAATATAAGTCAAATCCTTAGCCATATTAGCTAATCCGTTTTGCATTGATGCCCAAAAAGAAGTTACTTTAGAATCATCTAAGGCAGTTATTAATAATGCAAGCTCATTTGTTAACCTATTTGCCGAACCACTAATGGTATTTATATTTGCTTCCGCATTTTTACCAAATGCTTCTTCCATTCTTTTAGCAAAAAACGGTAAAACCTCAGCAGATGCTAATCTTCCTTCGTCTAATAACTTCCCTAATTCTTGCGTACTTCCTGAAACCGATAGCCCTGCATCTTGTGCTGCCTTAGCCATTATGCCATAAGCACCCGGTAATTGCTCACCTAATTGTCCTTTTAACTCTTCACTCGAAATAGTACCTTTATTCATCATTTGCTCAACAGCTTTCAATGATAAAGAAACTTGTTCATTGCTTAGTTTTAATGCCGACCCAGCATCCACAACTGACTTAAATACATTATTTATTTCCGAAGTTGCAATTCCTGCTTGTTTAGCAGATGCATAAAGTCCTTTATAAGAATCACCTAAAACAAATAAATCTTGTCCTGTTTGGTCTGCAAGCTTAGTAATAAACCCTAACGCCACACCATAATCTCCTGTGGCTTCTGTGACGTTTTTTAAAGGCATTTTAAGAGCATTAAACCTTTCCTCTAATAAGAATAGATTCTTTATTCCTGTGAGTGCCTTAGAAGCCAATTCAATAGAAACAAACCCTTTTACAATACTACTTAAATTACTTGTCCATGATTCACCAACTGAATTAGAATCTTTCCTTGTTTTATTAGAAAATTGCTCTAATTGTTCAGAAACTTTTCCTAAACCAGTTTTTAATTCTTTTAAATCTACACCTATTTGAACTTCTAAATCTGCCGCCATTATTTTACCAAATTTTTAAATAAATTTATACTTGCAGTTTGGTCTTGAACTATTGCTTTATCCAATTCCAAAGGTTTGATTTTTTCTGGCGTTATAGCTTTGCCACCAAATGAAGTATTATTTATTATTGTCATTAATTCCCTTGTATGTAACCATTTTTTTTCTTCCCTTCTCTTGTACCCCTCTGATAACATAAAAAACTCGAACAAAGTAAGTGTAATTAAATCATCTTCCCTTAATTCGAGTTCTCCATAACAATACAATAATAAATTATACAAGCTTACGTTTACGTTGTCACCTCCTGCTCCGTTTTTTTTTCTACTACATCAAAACCACCATACAAAGCCCTGTTCATGGTAATTAAACTTTCTTGGCTCATCAAACCATTTATGTCTATTAGTATTGAAACTTCTTCTTCTGTTTTATCAAAAGGTTGTCTATTAAATGAAGCATAAGTTTTAGCACCATGGTAAACCATTCCTACAAAATTATCTACAACCTTGATCATGTCCGAACTATCTGACATTTCTTTTTCAAACTCCGTAAAAGAAAGTTTTCTTGCTTTACAAAAATTCATGATTGAAGTCATCACAAATAAACAACTGATAACAACTTCTCCCTCGTTATTTTTGAACTCTACTAATCCCTTCATATTATGGTGCTACTGTTGAAATAGTCGGACTTCCTGTTGGAGTTAAATCACAAGTAAATGTCGCGGCTTCATCCTGTCCAAATGTCAAAGGTACACTGGTCACAAAGCATGGCCATTGGTAAGTTGTATCTCCTGTGGTTGTGGTCTTAAACTTAACAGTTAACTGTGTACCATTAACCAAAGCATCTACCAGTTGATCCACTTGATTTGTGCCTGAAAAATTCACCATTCCACTAATCGAAATTGAACCTTCTTTTAATCCTGCAATTACTTCTCTCCAACCGTTTGAATCTTTGGTTGTAGTGTCTATCGGAGACATAGTGAAACTAATTTCACTTGAATCTGTATCCGTTATCAAGGTTTCTGTTCCACCTGAAACGGTGTAAACCTTCATGTCTTTTCCGTTAAATTTTCCGCTTGGCATTGTATTATATTATTTTTCAAAAAATTTATGTTGCAAAATTGCTACTGTCCTGTAATTCGTTTCACTATTACCATCATTAAACCCATCAAAACTACCACTTAATTCTAAACTGACAAAATTAAATATTGTACTTGTTAAATTAATTGTGTCTCTGCTTGGATTAACTATTGTTAAAACTGCGTTTAATATATCGTCCGCTTGTTTCCTGCCTCCGTACGTTGGTATAACCTCTGTGTTAACTTCAATATTTAACGTTGCAGTTCCTCCGAAATTGTCCTTTGTATTTTGGTCTTCTGTCTGAACGTATGAACCTAAAATTATAAATGGTCTTGGTGAATTTATCGGTGCTTCCATGTCGTAAACTTTTACAACGTTTCCCGAACTTGTTATGGAGTTCCCTATCGCTGTGACGTAAGCTTTCCGTAATTCATATCCTGCCCATTTCATAACTTCAAATCTTTAATAATCTTTTTTAAATCTGCTTTAAAAATTGGCACTTCACTTGCCCAGCTTGGAATCAAAAATGGTCTTGGTTTTAATTTCCCTTTGCCGTTAACAAAAAAACTCATCGCCATTTTATCAAAACCTTCCGGAACTTTCACAAACTGCCCTGTTCCAAACTCTACATAAGGTGCATAATCTTCTGTCGCTGAAATTCTGCCTATCAATCCGTTTTTATCAATTTTTGACTTAATGCTTTGTTTTAGTTTTCCTTTATCTACCGGAACGATTAAAACAGCTTTTAGTTGTATGTTTTGAGTAGCTTTAACAACTGCAAATTTAGTCCTTGTGGTTACTTGAGCGTCAAGGTTTCTTAGTTTTGCCTTTAGTGCCTGCATCCCCTTCACTGTTATCTCTGCCATGTGCTAAACCTTGTTTTATCCAAATTAATGCTATTTCCTCATCCAC